TGTTGTCCTTAGATCATTGTTAGTTCGCCGCTGATTGTCCATGTGTACGTATCAGCGATGGTAATAGGGCCAGCAACAAATGCGGCTTTAGTCGTTGCTACTGTGGTTGTTAAGTTAGATGATATCGTGTTGTAGTTGTAGAAGTAATCGCCTTCAGTCGTGATTGCCCCTACTGTTACAGCATCCCAATCAAGATTAGTAGCACTAGACTTCTTTAAGAATTGACCAGTTGTTCCCGCACTATCCGTTCCTAATTGAGCCACTTTAACGGTATCGTCACCCGGAGTTGCAACATCTCGAAGCAAACCAAGTTGAACGACCTGTATATTATTAGTTGCAGTAGGAGGAGCAGCGGTAAAAGCAAGAGTTGTCCCGCTTACACTATAAGCGCTAGTGTCTTGCCTCACCCCATCTATAAAAACCAATAAAGAAGCGTCATTAGGGGGGGCGTTATTTAAAGTGAAATCAGTTTCTGATGAGTCCCCAGAAAAGAACTTTGATGGAAAGTTTGCAAATTCCGGTGGGTTTCCTAAGTATGCCATGTTAACTCCATCCTAATAATTCATTCCAATGCCGTGAAGCTGTGTTTCTTTAGAACCACTTGATTGATTCGCCCACACAGCCTTGTATCTAACATCAGTTCCACTTGTGCACGTTACCTCTGGACATTTAGCCATTAAGATTCCCGTACTAAATGTTCCAGCCGCAACTGGGGTACTCTCTGTCCAATTTGTTCCACCATTGCAGGTGAAATAAATTTTTAAATCTGTTCCTAATGTGGCTGTTCCTGCATTATTCTTATAAATGATAACTCCACTTACTTTTGTTTGGGCTGCACTGGCTGTTTGTGCTGTTGAGATTAATGTTCCAGTCGGTTCAGGCAGTGATGATGGAGGACTAAAGGTCGTTCCGCTTGGGTATCTCGCAACATTTGAAACTCTAACGCTGTCTATCCAACCTTTGGTATATCTGCTTGCAGTAGAAGAGTGGTGACCTAATTTAATTATGCCATTTGAAAAATTACCAGTTCCAGTTCCAGTTCCTGCATCTACTTGCGTTCCATCAACATAAAATCTATGAGTATTACCATCTCTTACTTGCGCATAATGATGCCAAGCATCTGAACTTGCCGCAGTACTTTCATTGATATGTGTCCAGCCCCCAAACGCGACATAGTTATAAGACCCTAAAAGTCCACCTGTCCATTCCCATTGATTGTCAGAACCACCCATGTAAAAAGTATTCTGGTTGCTGTAAGTAAATGTACTATCTTTTCTTAACCACATTTCGACACAAAAGTCGCCACCATTTAACCCAGAAATTGTTGCACCACCATCACTTGTATATAACTGGTCGCCACTACCATCAAAATAAATTGATGAAGTGCCATGTTTGAATTGGTCAGTTTTATGTTGAGTATCACCAGCGACAGTGATTGTTAAACCTGTAGCACTTTCATCTGTGAAGGTTGTTGAGCCATTGGTTGTGTTGGACTGCAATAAAAATTTTGTATTACCATCAGTAGCCCAACAATTACCACTACCTCCTGTACTCCAAAATTCACCAGAATTTCTATCGCCATCCGTTTCCGTTCCAATTCCTGTGTCATCTTCAAACTGGTCTATGAAGGAATTAGGAAGATTGTAAGCAGCCTTGTTATCGGCTATTGCAGAATGTAATGCTAGTGTGGCGATGTCATTTCGCAATCCTGTTACATCAGTAGACGGAGCATTACCCAACTGAGCCAGTGGCACAGAACCACTGCTTAGATTGGATGCGTTAGTGGGATCAACAGCCATATTAGCCGTAGAAACCTCACCTGTTCCTATATTAGCACTTAGAACCTCGCCTGCTCCTAGCGTTCTTATGCCTTTTGTAACTTTAGTTAGTGCCAAAATAACTTCCTCTATATTGTTCTGCTACATGTGCCTTCGCATCCGCGAGACATCTTGGCAGCATGTCATTCGGTGCTACTGTCATCCATACCACCAGAAACGGTATTAAAAACCAATGCGCTATCCTTGCTATGCCTACTATAAAACTCACTTAGGATACTTCCAAACCCTTCAATTCATCGAGAGTGGTAGCATCATCAACTAATGCAGTAATGTCCCGCAGTCTTTGTTTTTCTGTAACAATCTCACTTTTGTCTTGGCTGGTTTCTACTGCCCTCATGAAAAGAATATCCTGCTCTTCCAGCAGAGGTTTACGTTCCCGACGCAAACGCTTTTTAGTTATTTCTTTTGCCTTTGGGAAACTTACAGTAATATCCTCATAGTTCTCCCAAGCATCTCTAAATGTTCTGTCTGTTGAAACAACAGAATCTTCAACAATTTTATATGCCTTGCCGTCAGGAATAACCTTGGCAGCAAGTTCCTCCATTGTTCCCATCCAATGCGGGGATGGAACAACAATAGAAACACCACCATCGTCATTTGGATAAACTATTCTCATTATTGATCTCCAATGGCAACTATTGAAACGTAGTTTGGATCCCAAGTCGACCCACCTCCGCTTGTATATGCATATATCCGTGTTTTAGCAACCGTGATTAGTGTATTTTGGGTTTGCATATAATCTCCACCGCCAGAAGAAGCAGACCCGCCCGCAACCACAGCATAACTAGCATTAGCAAAATCTGTATCCCAAAATACATCCCAAACACCAACACCAATATCGGTTAGACTTGATACGTTAAAACTATCCCTTATCGCCATGGGATCACCATCAAAACAAACCCATGCCTTCACTATTTTATCTGCTCCAGCGGCAACTAAATTACTTAGGCTTGTATCTGCACCACCGGCAGCCCAACTAGCGTCACCATCTGCGTCTGATTGCAAGAATTTGCCAGCACCCGGAGTTCCGCCCGGTAGCTTAATAGTCTGCGTAGCCGTACCAATAGTCAGTACAGACGTTCCACCTGCGCGGGTTTCTATAGCATCTGTTTTTACTTTGCTCATACTAAATCCCCATCAACTTAAAACCCAACATATATGTTACGCATTGTGTAGCGTCATATTGCCTTATTGTGGCCGTCCCAGAAGGAAAGTCTATGTAAACTTTCATTTGCACATAATCTGTATCATTCAAATCAACAATAGTAGTTCCACCGAAGCTATTTAAATGCTGCACCCCATCAGTATCCTCTGATCCAAAAAAAGCAATAGATGTTGTATTTTTATATAAATAAACCCACATTGCGCCCTGAGAGGTAGGATCAAAATCAGCATAAACACCAATTACATACTTTCCTGCTGTCCCCGGAATACCTTTGTAATTTGCTGTGTCCCAAGTAAATCCAGAATTAAACTTTACATCATCCAATTCCACTATAGTCTGAGAAGCATCGGGGATGTTTTGGGTCGCGCTGTTTATACCAACATGCCACGCAGGAGCATTTGTTGCGGTTGCTGGAAACCCAGTCTTGGTCACGCCGGTCAAATCTACTTCTGATCCTGAAGCGAATGTAAACTTATCACCAGAATCACCCATAGTGACATCATTCCCAGAACCCGGACTTAATTTATTTGCTTTTATTTCACTGCTCATATTATGTGTCCCATGATCTTAGGAATGCTGCTCTATCTCAACCATCGTGTATTTTTCTACCGAATAACTGGCGGGGTAGCCATAACCATAACTAGCGACCGTTTGATACACCTGATGCTCAATACGATATCCAGTTGCACCGCTGGGCGTGACCTTTGCATGACCAACACTACTGCCGTGGTTGTCATAAGGCGCAGCCGCATCGTAGGCAGTTGTGCCGTACTCGACTACAGCAGTATTTGTTACATCGTAAAGCCTGCTTATATGGGAATGCACTCCACGGGCAGGAGCATTCCACTTGATGTAATAAGTTCCAGCAGGAAGAGTGAAAACATTTGTTGCTATTGAAAGGCCAATATCATCGTATATCTCTGTATTTAATACTCTGATCTCCCAAGAGCCGCTAGTAGCCCCGCCGCCAGAAACTCCAGATGCTTGCTGTTCACAAATCACCGCACGTTTAACGGTTGTTGCGAAACCTGTTGCTGAACCGCTATTCGCAATAATTGCGCCAACCGGGATTGATACAGTGTCCCCACTCGCGCCAAGGGTTAATGTCGTGGTTGCACCTTCCGGCTCTACTGTATCTACATATAACTTACTCATACGATCACCCAAACATAGCCATCGGCTACAGTTACAGTTTTAGTATCGGCTACCGTAATAGGGCCAGCGCTCACAGCATTTTTACCCGTCAATGTGTAATCATCCGATACAGTAGTATTGTTTTCCCAGAATATATCGTCTTTTGCTCCAGCCGCCGCCCAAGTTCCGTCTTGTTTTAGAAACGTCCCGGCAGAAGCTGCACCACCACCAACAATGTCAGCAATAGAAACTTGCCCGTCTAAGATAGACGATGATCTGATTTTAGTCGTAGCCATTTAGATTCCAAACGCAGCCGAGATTTCGTTTTCAGAGAGTCCTAGCGCAGCCAACTTAACTTTAGCACTCGACGTATCTTCAGAATGAGCCGCTTGCTCCGCATCCCATTCTGATTGCATAGTAGAGAGTTTCGTTTCCAATTCGCTGTTGGTTGGCGTTTCTTCATCTGTTAGCATAACTAGGTTTTCATAAACCTTAGAACCGCTCCAACTAAACCATTGTCCATCGCGCAATGTTACCAATACATCTTCAATATGTTGTGGTCGCGCCATCATATGTCTCCTTTATAATACGCCGCACTTGATAAATGAGACAGTCGTTTCATTGAAGTCTGTATCACCATGTGTCGTTACTGTGGCAGTGCTGAAATTCGTATTAAGTCTCACCTTATCCAAAGTAAGATCAGTCACTTTCTGTATATAATATGCCGTTGGGTTACAGTGTCCATAATATGTTCCCGCCCGACCCTCTGCCGCTTTTGCATATGTCGAGTTATTTGTAGTTGTCGATATATCAATAATAACGTGACAATGGGCAGAACCCTCTGCTTGGGATTTGAATATAATTAGCCAATACCCTGTTCCGCCCGCTGGATAAGTGAATGTCCCAGAACTCTCCGCAACCGCTGTGCCTAAAAGTCCCTGTCCTAGCGGGTTATCCATCAACTCCCAATTAGTAATTGGATTGGCGGCACCTGTGAAATCTGCAATCAATCTAAACTGACAAGCGTTAGACAAGCCGACGGTTGGGGCAACAAATGATAAATTACCTGCTCCATCTGTCTCAATGATGTTAGATGCAACACCCCCTGTCATCTTGAACTGAGTGTTAGCCCCAGCAATCTTTTTACCTGTCGTAATCGTAACGTCTGTCGCGTGTGATTGCGGTGCCAGTTCGTCTACTAAAATTTTACTTGCCATGTTTAACTCCTAAAGGATGTTCAAAGTGCCGTTCACAGTCCAAACATAAGAACCTGTAACACTTATTGGTCCAATGATTGCGGCGTTAATAGTTGTAGCGAACGTGCTAGTTGTGTTTGTATCGATTGTATTCCAGTTCTGGAAAAAGTTATTCGCTGTGGTGATGTCGCCTACGGTTGGGCTACTAACTTCAGACCAAGAAAGAGAACTTCCGTCAGTCTTTAGGAAGTATCCAGAAGTAACAGTCCCTGCATCCATCTTTGCAAGATTGACCGTTCCATCAGCAGGGGTTACCGTTTGGCCAACATCATTGATGCCTATAATTTCCCAAACGTCACCAGCGGTGAGCGTAAAACCAACAAACGTTAATCTTGTAGGAGTCCCGCCTATCGTATACGCATCCGTTGCCTGCTTAATGCCATTTATAATAAGCAATAGAGATTGAATATTCGGAGCGTTCCAAGCGGCATCTACATAAGTTTCCCCGCCGCTGGCAGTCGTCGGGCCAGCATTCCTAATATCACTTGCTTTAAGTTGCGTCGCGCCTAAATATGACATTATGATATCTTCAGTATTGATGCGAAAACTGTTAAGTTCCCACTACCGTTAGAGGATGTTGCACATATCTTGTCATCCTGTTCTAAATTCAATTTCACGTTTTCCAGTACAAGGGTAGAATCCGCCGGAACCGGGACAGTTGAGGTAACCGGGAAATACGTTGTAGTGCTGTTATCGTATACTTCTAGCGTTACATCGACAGAACTTGTGCCATGAGTGTTGGCCACAGTGACTGAATGCACTACCGCAGTATTACCAGAGCCGGTTATTTGATACACATCCGTCCGGGTACTATTTGTAAGATTCTTCCCTGCGTTAATAAAGTCATTAGCCATACGTCAACTCCGCAGTGTAAGTTTGTAACTCATGTGTGTGTTCCATAATTTTATCCAAGCGCTATTGCCATCGGTATTGAATTGTCCGCAAATGTGATGGTCAATGACTCATTAGACCCATCGTTGTTTTCTGTTAGTGTCACACCAGTCCCACCAACAAGTTTCCCATTTAAGTATCCCGCTGTACTGTCGTTTGCGGACACCCCAACAAGAACATCAGTGTCACCAGCAAGTGCCGCCCACGATGTCCCGTTGTAATATTTGAGAACATTAGCCGTAGAGTCGTACCACAAGTCACCCGTAGATGGGCCAACCGGTGTTGATGCGCTAATCGTGTATTCGTTAGCATAACGATTAACATCAGCGATTGACCCGGCTACTGTATTAACGTTGGCTATTGATCCGCCTGTTAGGTTGACGTTCGCTATGGAGCCGCCCGTTAAATTAACATTAGCGACATTCGTGGCAACCGTTCCAACATTGTCAGTTGGAGAGATTGCACCGGCAACCACACCAATATCCGTCGCATCGCCTGCAACCGACGTTACGTTAGCTGAGATACCCGCAACTGTCGTTACATTAGCCGAGATTCCAGCAACTGTCGTTACATTAGCTGCAATCCCGCTGACCGTATTGATCTTAGTCTGGTCAGATGTGGTTGGTGTGGTTCTATTCCAAGTCGTACCACCCAAGTCGTAGACCATCATTACATTGTTGGTCGTATTAAAATATAAAGCCCCATCAACCAAAGCGTTGCCGTCGTTATCAACGGCTACGTCCGCGCTTTTGACTCCTAAGTACCGATCATCGAATGAGTCATAACTAGCGGCGGCGGCAGTGGCTGAACTTGCGGCACCAGTTGCTGAACTTGCAGCGGCAGTTTCTGAACTTGCAGCGGCAGTCGCGCTCGTCGAACTGGCAGAAGCTGATGTCGAACTAGCCGAAGCTGATGTCGAACTAGCCGAAGCTGATGTCGCGGCGGCATCGGCATTATATTTTGCGGAGTAGGAAGACCCATCGACTGTCCCACTCGCTTGCATAGCCCAATCTTTAGCCGAACCAGCCGCTACAGTAGTACCTATGGCATATTCTTTTGCGGAATATTCAGCGGTATCAACTAAGACACCCGTCGCCCATTCTTTAGCAGCACCCTTAGAGGCTGTTGTGGTGACGCCCGTACCACCCACGGCCCATGCCTTGGAAGAGTGATCTGATGTTGCCCCACTAACTCCTCCATTTGTTTTCTGCGCATAGTCCTTCGATGAACCGCCCGTAGATGCCTGAGTTCCTTGTGCATATTCTTTGCTTGAGTAAGAGGATGTATCAACAGTTCCAGAAGTCTCGATGGCCCACTCTTTGGATGCGCCACGACTTGCTGTGTCCGTTACATCCGTTCCCCCTATAGCCCAAGCCTTGGAACTGTAATCGGTAGAATCGACGATTCCGGTAGTCTTACGCGCCCACTCGCGTGCCTCAGAAACATTGATCATCAATTCCCACTTTGCGGCGGATAAGTCTGTTGCCCATGTGCCTGAAGTGTGGGCGACAATACATATATACAGGTTGTCTGTGTTGGCACCTGCCGCGCCATCAACAACCACATCCCTCAAGGTATATGCTGTTGATGTTGCCCAAGTTCCTTCCCAACTGCCCACACCGGCCTGCAACTCCAGAGCGCCAGCGGAATCAAACCCCAATGCTTTAGTCGCCCTAGTTGCGGCGTTTGCGGTTATTGCAAAGTCCGTTTGGGGAGAGCCTTCATCTGGAAGTTTGAGCGCCCGCTTGAGATTGGTTTGTCCAGTATCCCAAGCAGTAACCAGCGCATCAAAATCCGACTTAACAACGTCGCCTCTCGCTAGGGTTCCCTGCGTATAGGAACCTTGTCTTGTATAATAATCGTTAGCCATTTAGCGCCTAATCCTCCGTGGCGAATAATGCACAGTTACTCCCTGCAATGTATGCGGCTGTTCATATGTAGCCTCAGAAAGAATGAGTAACCCCATGTTCGTTCCCACGCCTTCTATATTATTCTCTGCTGTGGAAATGACAGCGGAACTCCAGTTGAATGTGTTCCAGTTATGAATGTTCCAATAACCGCCGCCGCCGCTAATAGATACTGACTGCTCCCTAGCGGCGGGAACAAGCGGATCGTCGTATGAATATGCCGGAACAAATTTCAGAGTAACATCTGTATCTGCCGACATTTCAAAATGAATCTTCCTAAATCTTTTATTTCTGGTTGGCGTATCGTAGTGGTAGTAAGATAACCGCAACATCGCTTCCACTTTTGAGCCATCAAACGATGTACCCTTGTCCATCTGATAAACGTATCCATCGTCCGATCCAAAAAATAAAATCTCGTTACCATCTGAGTCCTCTGCCGAACAAACGGTATAAACCACTTTCCCAAGATCAACCCTTATAAAGCCAGCAAGTTTGTTCCCGGCAAACGTTCCGTAGATGGCAGAGCCGTCAGTAAAAAACAACCGATACTGCCCTTTTGACCTAACCCTTACAGATGCAATAGACGTGCCAATCTTTGAGTCAATAACAGGCTTTATCTTCTTACTCAAAGACGATATTGCAAAATCGCCGAAAGCATTTACAGCAGACAGGTTTGTTACACCTCTGTCGTCCAGATAAATGATCTCAGTCAGGTCTTGTATAGTGTGTTCAACCGCTCCAGACTGATTGGAGAATGTTTTTAGATTCCAATCGAGGCTACTGGTTCCATAAAGTATGTAAGTGCGATTGCGGTTAAATATAGCCATCGCATCACCACGCATAACCTGTAACCCGGTAATTTCATCACCAGTCCCAAGTTCTGCCGCACCACTTATAACCGTCCAAGAATATGGCTCACCTATACCGGAGTGCTGCAAAGAGCCTTTATGAAAGGCCAGAAACAGTTGCTTCTTATGCGAAGCAATATGCACCGGAGTATCGACCGACATTCCAGTAAAGATTGGAACCCAGTATGTTCCGTCATACTCAAATGCTGTATTGAATCCGTCACACCCATACATCCTGTTGGTTGTGGCGCTTCCTCCAAAGTTGTAGTTGACAAACTTATATCGACCGCTAGGGACCAACGTAACAATTACCCGCGCCTCGTTCGATAAAGCCCTGTGGGCGAAAACAACCGCAGCGGACAAATGTGATGCCGCTGTAGTGCCGTGAGACCCACGAACGCAACCAGTTAGACTCGTTGAACCGGTTTTCCCGGTGTAGGTTATTAGTTCCGCCCCTATGGCGATAGTCCCGGCGTCAGGAAAATCTGTTACATCCGTTACAGGAATAACCGTAACTGAAGCGTTAATCCCGCTAGACAAGGTAGTGTCATATTTATAGAGCGTTTGATTATCGGCAAACGCATCTAGTACTGCTGTTGCAGCAGCGCTTGTTCCGGGGCCACCAAAGCTAATGGTTGGGGCGGTTAGATACCCAGAACCTTTCGTTGTAATATTAATCGCGGTAACAGCACCGGCAGATACCGTGGCCGTGCCTGCGGTAGTAGTGCCGCCAACTGGTGCGGCGGTAAAGGTCACTGTCGGGGCGGTTGAATAACCGGAGCCGCCTGCGGTTACTGTTGCGGAGGCCGTGCCATGCTTTACGTCAGAAAGAACAAACAACCCTTCGGCATCAACAATAGCGTAAGTTCCCGCCCTTACGACTATGCGCCTGACAATGGCTGTAGTGTTTGTCCCGTTCTGTTTTATCGTGTCGCCTTCTGAAAAGGCTTCACTGCCTCGGTCAAACTTTATATATGAACCAAGATCAACCTCAGACCATCCGGCAGCGGAAGCCTTGTGCATAATGCACGCCGTACCGCCAGCATTATTCCTAAATGCGTAAGTGACTCCGTTATATACCCAGACTCCACGGATCGCTCCTGATCCGGTTACAGTCCCAATCTTTGATCTCGCCCTTTCTATAGAAGCCTGAGAATATGTAGCATCGAGGGCATCTGTTGATGCTCCAAGAGACTTTTCGACCGTCTTTACTACCGCAACCGTCGAGGCACTGACTTGAATATTCTCTCCCACCTGAAAACTATCCGTGAGTAGAGCAATCACCATATATCCAACTGCATCATTGCCAGCGTAAGAACCACTTTCTACGACTGAAGTAGAAACAAGTTCAGCGGTGGCGCCGGATATAGAGCCGGTAATTATATTTGTATCTACTGTCGCAGTAGTTCCGGTCTGAAACTCAAGTATCCAGTAGATGCTTTCGGATGGCTTTGTCCGCCCATCGTATCGCTCAAATCCATCTATACGACGATAACCGCCCTCCGGGTAAACCTCATAGTTCTTCCCGTACAAAAGACTGCCGGGAGGTGCTGACAAAGCGGGGTCGGTAAGAATTTCCCCACCCTCAAAAGCAAAGTATTTCGCCCGCATGGACGACGCTGGAAAATTACTCCGACTAATAGTATCAGAATAAATATTTGGCATTACATTACCTGAATAACTTCGTTCGTATCGATACTGCTGAGTCTTCTCAGTCTCTGATCTGGGAGAGACTGCGCCTCCAACTTATCAAGAATATCTGAATACTCTGCGGATGAAGCCAAAAGAATTTCCGGTGCCTCTTCCCTCTCAGCCCACATTGTTTTCGCACGCGAAACAATAATTCGATGGTACTGGGAAGGTATTGAGGACGAATCTGTATTGGCAGACATCCTCGTTGGAGTTTTCCAGTAATCAGCCGTAATCGTGTAAGATTTATCCGGGTTTGGATATACGATAATGGATTCATCCGGCTGAACAATCACATTCGACGGAGTCGAATTCGTTTGGGTTCCCTGTCTCTGCGAAGACCTGTAATCCGTATAAGCAAGCGGTGTCAGGTTTGTGTGGTCGTCAGAGGTGTAGTCAAGGAAAAATGAGCGCATGTCCCAAGTTCCAAGATCAGTGGGTTTGGTTAATGCGGGTGCGGATGTGCCGGTTGATAGAGTAGAGGAGTACTGCGTCCAGAGAAAATTCCAATCCTTCCACAATCCTTGAACCTGATGATCGGCTTCGGCCACATAATCAATTATTGATTTTAATTGGCCTTCTTGGCCCACAACTGTGCTTGGGCCTGTGCCTGATACACCAACTTCCAGCCTAACTGTTTGACAAAGTTCTAAGAACGTCATATTTCAAATTTCTGTGATATTCAATAGCATTAAAAACTGTTTTCGGTTCTATCTTCGCAGCGCACATTGCGCCACCTGTCTCCATGTCCCTGTTGCAATAGTTAAATCCCCAGTGCATCATGTGGCATGGGTAACAATGAACATCCTCTGATGATATTGCCGTTGTATTCACCCAGTGCTTAGTTAGATTCTCTTCTGACGAATGGCTTAATAAACAAACTTTTGCTATATCGTCAGCGCTAACACCATTGAGAATGCCCGTCTCCGGGCCAAGAATTAAATCGCATTGCTGTGCAAACGCTAAAGTTTTTCTTATCTCCCACACCGCACTTTTGCAAAAAACCCTATCTTCTTTCCCCCAGCCTTGTTCCAGAATCTTACAAATAGCGTCACCGACCATAACGAAACGAACATTAGGCCACTCCATAAGCGCCCTAGCCATTACGGAATCCAAGTGCGGGTACGCTTTGTGTACTGAAGACCCAGAAAGGGCAACCATAATGACGTAATGGTGCGAACCAATACGCATCGCTCGCCGCTGCTTTGCAACCCACTTTCTTTCTGAATGCGTCTGGAAAAATCTGTTATTGAAGGTATACTCGACACCAGCCGCATCATGTAGCGCCTCGCCATAGTTTTTATTAAGTTTTTCGTGGCGCTTGTCAGTGTCCCAGTAATACATCTCCTGCTTTGGGACGCACAGTAAGTTGTGTTCTATTACCAGCCCAAGATTTGCAAACTTGGAAAATAACGGTTTTATACGGTCCCAGTATGGACCCAGTTCTTTGTTGGGAACCTGATCTGTTTTCTGAACAAACAATTCATCTATGTGGGGATCGTTCCTTAAAATCTGTTCCCCGATCTCCGTAACATTTACGCAGACTTTATAACCCTGCTTTTTCAGCAACGGAAATACAGAACTTATCTGCAACTGATCCCCGTAGCCGCCGTAGCGAACAACACATACCGTATTCTCCCGCTTCCCACCAAGTTCTTCTTCGGAGAGGTCTTGCCATCTGTTCGTACCAACTTCAGAAGAGGTCGGTAGATTAAAAACCTTCACTTAGCTTTAATACGGGTTGACCACGTCAATCGGGGTTGCTGAATCTGCCTTCTTAGTTGTGTCAATTACGCAGGATGCCATTGCATCGTCCCACCTGTATCCATCTCTTTCCTCGCATTCTGCCTTTAGAAACACAACGTCTGGATCACTTACATTGGACTGCGCATCTTTCTCTTTAAGGCCAACTTCCTGCATCAACGAATCTAGGTCTGTCTCTATATCGATGGCGGTATAATTCAACCCCATCTCAGTCAGCAACCCTGTAATCGCCATCCCTAACGTCCCTACTGGGCCGCCTACGAGACCCATAAGCATACCCGCCGGACTTCTGGTAGCATCAAAAGCGCCCTTCAAAGCGCCTTTCTTGCCCCTTTGCGCATCCATCTCCTTGCTGTGGGCTTTAGACAGGGCGGTAATCGTATCTTCATGCTTATCTTTGAACGCCTGCACCATGTCCTGCTTTTCTTTTTCGGTGTAGCGATCTTTCTGATAGGTGATGCCTAAAATGTTAGCCTGTTTTTTGGAATTTACTTTATCTGTAACTTTCGCCAACTCATTTCTTATGGCAATGGCATTAGCCTTGTGGCGGGTAGGTAGGGCGGCCTGCCTCTTGTCGAAGTCCTCCTGCATGGCTTCGAGGTCTTCTGTCTCATAGGCGTCGTATGGATTAGCGGACTCCTCATCATCAGTGTCGTCTTGACCGGCATCCTCCGGTGTTGGGTCATGTTGCCCAGCCGCTGGAGCATCGTCCGGGCCACCCGGAGCGCCGCCCGTAGAGGATGAACCAGTATCCGCGCTTGAAGATTGGTCTATCGACGGATCGTCATCCGGCCCCATTCCTCCGCCAGTGGTTCCGGTAGTGTCCCCGTCTATATTACCTTCTACACCATCTACTGATGCCATGACTATTTATTCAGCGGTCGGTGTCTACGGAACGGAGGAAAAGAAAAAGACCAAATCTTCGGAATGGGATACATCTCTTCACGATAGACTTCACCTTTCTCAAAATCATCAACCATGTGCGGACCCATCTCTGGATCACGGCACACAATGGATGACTTATCCATGTCCTTCTCTTTCTTCCAATATTTGTTTTCTTTCATTGAGCCAACTCCAGCGGCACGAAAAAATTCTTTCCACATGTTCATATAAGAAAGGGGAGGGCTTTCGCCCTCCCCAACCTAGGTTGATGGACCTAACGGATTTTGTATCCGCCTGCTACGCTCTGGGCAGGACCAACGCCTTGCGGCTTCTGGTCTTTACCCTTAGAGCCGAGGCCCAGAGACTCTTTGGAGTCGCTAATCTTCTGTTGATCAGAAAGACCGCTTTTAACTCCAACGCCTTGAGTTGATTGTGCCATGACTATCTCCTCTAGGCTTTTGAATCCCACATAACAACGCGGGACTCTGCTGCGGTTGAATGAACGAGACCTGCACCACCAAGGTAGTACCATGCAATGCCCCTAGCCCGTCCGAAATCAGTTGGGATTTTCCCGCGAATTTCTTCGGGGATCGCAACTGCTTCAGCAACGGTATCGGCGCCCATGAATACTGCCCAATCAGACTTCGCCCCTGCCCAAGCACCCGCTGGGGTACCTAGACCGGTGGCAGAACCACCTTTCGCTCGATAAGTCTGCTCAACGAAACGCACGCCTTCGTAACGACCAGTTTCACCATTACGGATCATCTGGAACCCGGTTTCGACATACTGAGAAATCGATTCCAAGTTGTTCTTCAGGGTACGGAACGTTGTCGGCCACGCAATACAAAAGTAGTCATCACCCTCGTATGCGGGTATGTTACGCTCTTTCATTACGTCCACGATGGCTTTGATATGATCTTTGCCTAGCGCTACCGTATTGGTTAGCGTTGCCGCGCCATCAACAGTCAAGGTTACCGCATCGGTAGCCGTTTCTGCCACAACACGCAACTTGCATGTGTCAATCTGGTCAGCAACCAAACCGTCAAGCACTTGTGCCGCATCGAGTTTTAAGACTTTGTGAATGATCTCTTTAACGGGATGCTCAGACAAATCATCCAGTTTAGAGGAGAAGGGAATTGAGTTACCGTGTTCGGTAATTGTCATAGTCCCCTGAGTGATTGTAAAGTTCGTTTCGGCGATAGCCGTATTTTCAGTAAGCGCCGCGCCTTTAGTGGCAACAGTCGAATAAACATTCCAGTGGAATGTATCGCCGCGATTAAGCCCTTGATGGGCCGCATCCTTTACATCGGCAAACTGACGGAACTTCACAATCGGACGCAGGGAAAGACGCAACTCCTTGCTTAAATTTAGGGAATACATGAAACCACCAAGGTTACTTGTTCCCCATACTTGTCCAGCCATGAGTATTGTTTCCTTTAATCAGAAAATGAAAATTAGAGACTAAGCGAACTGACCTCGTTCCTGCTTCATCTCATTTATGATGTCTGAATAACTTGGCTCACTTTCATCCTCGCCTATATGAGCGCGAGCATTTACAGGAGCAACGTCATCCATGTTCTGCTTTCTTTTTTGTCTACTTTCTCCAGATTTCCCGCCCAGTTCCTCGACATATTTAAACAACCAGTCTTTGGCGTAGTCGCCGCATTCCTTCATAATGTCCCAAGGATCACGGGTAGGGTCTTCTTGATAAAGTTCGGCAGAACGGCGGTCAGCAACAGCGAGCAATGAAGGGTCTCCAACGACTTCGGGGTACTCGTCGTGAAACAACTTGACGGCCTCTTGTCGTCGCTCCTCATAGCCCCTTTCGCGGGCCGCTTTCTCCTCTTCACGCATTTCAGCCTTGGTGCGCTCGATAATTGACTTAACATCAATCGATTGCTCCGTAGGTCGATCTGCGGTGCGAATCTGTCTAAGCAATTCATTTGCCCTGACTTCATCGCCCTGAAAGAGGGCATCGTGGTACTGCCCATAAAGGGCATCCGTAGTCGCGTCCGTAGTGGATGGCGATACACTTTCACCAGCGTCCGGAGATGGCTGATTTGCTTGGGTCTCTAGTGAGTCCCGGTAAGCATTCAGTTTCCGCTCGTAATCCTGCAACTCTCGTTGTCGGTCTGCGGCATCCTGAAGGCGTCTGTCGGCAGAGGAATTTTTTTGATACTGAGCCAACAGATCATCGTAAGATACATCAACCTTTTCACCGTCAACTTTAGCGGTGGCGTACCACTCGTCACCCTTGCGTTGAAGCGGAGATCGGGTTTCAATATCTAACACTTCCTCTACTACTACTTCTTCGTCCCCCATAAGGTGTTCTTCGTCAGCTTCCACCTTGGCGGCAATTCTTTCCAATTCAGATTGATGAGTGGTAAGAACGACTTCTTTGGTTTCGGATACGTCCTCTTGGATAGCGTCTTCGGCCATAATTAATTCCCTATTATTTCTTGCAGAGAACTCTCTGCGTGTTTCGCTTGGTTAATCGCCTCTTCCAACCATGTAATGATTAAAGAGGGCAACCTAGCCCGGAACTGAAGTTCGCGAATTGTTTCGGCATCATTTGGATCAATAACCGACCAAGCCTCAAAAGATTCTTCTTTGGCTTTATTGGCCCTTCCAATTAAATACCGGCCCACTTCTGAATTCAGAAATTCCCGTGTCTGGAGGCCAAGTCTGGCCTCCGCAATCAGTAACTCTTTTTCTTCCACTCTTGTCTAATTGTTATAAAGGCTGTCATCAACCGGAGGTATTTCTCCGTGCATTGTGATAATTGCTTTTGTAGCGGTTCTCTCAAAGATGTTCGGGAGAAAGGCATGAATACAAGAAGTTATCCACAGGGTGAAGAATTTTCCGCTATATTTCATAGACATAGCCCAATGGCAGAAATAACCAATACCGCTATCTTTCAGATGATTCATCCTTCTGCTCCCTGTACGCTTCCGTATTCATCATTCATTAAAACTTCGCTCATCTTCTTGCCTTCTGGATCAATTCCAATATCAGGCTGATCCATCAGCATCTTGTGAACTAACGCTTCTTTCTGAAGTAGCAGTTCACCTCTAGCGATGTCATTCTTCTCAGCCTTTATTCTGGAATCAATCATATGTAGTTGAGCCTTAACCGCATCTCGCTCATTCATTGCCTGCACCTGCAACTGGGCAGTTCTCATTTCACCAAGCGCCTTCGCTTCGGCGGCGGCAACATCAGACTGACCCTTTATCTGGGCGGAAACAATCTTGCCCTGAACATCGAGTTCCTTATTGGAACCCTGCTCCATGAGTTGCTGCACTGCACCGCCCAATTCTTCTAGTTGAGCGGACATCTCTGCCAGACTAGCTTGCGGTTGTGACGCTATGAATCGTTTGGAGTCCTTGTATCCAAGAGCGCCGAACACTTCCTTAGTGACTTCTTCCTGATTTATCAAGCTGATTATGTCCGGATTGATCTCGCCCATCGTCCTAATGCCAAGAAGCAATCTTTCTATTTTCCTTATTGGGTCGGTAGCCCCGATACCAACGTTGACGCCGACCGTCATTTCATGGCGAAGCAACTCATCCATCTCCTCCGCACCGAACCTCTGGAACGCCCCGCTCTGCTGATTCGAATCCTGTTCTGCCTTATTGGTCGCAACAGTTAAAATAGTATCATCCGTTTCGTAGTACTGTTCCAACCTGACCAACTGCATCAATACAGGCTCTATCCAAGTCTCTGCAAATACTCTGACCATGTACTCCATCTGGGCGTTAGCCTGACCAGACAACATCTCCATGCCGCCAACCGTTTCATTCATCATGCGGTTGGTTTGGACAGTTCCTTGAGAGAAGTTGCCAGCAATGTCATCAAAATCAACGTTCAACCTGTCCTGCTCTTCGTAGGAACTTGCGGTAACGTCAGGTGTGTTGACGATATGCACATCTGTCATTGGGTCATCCATCATCACTGAGCCACCGGGGACGCTTCGCTTCAGTGCATTGATGTCGATGTTTGAACTTCTTCGGATGTGGTAGCGCTTGTTAAGGACTAATTGAACGTTATCAGACCGCTGGTTTGCGATATCGTTAGCGGCTGTCTGTAAGTCCTGCGTCATCTCAACAAGAGAAGACGGATAGCACTTATGCGCCTCTATATTCGTAGTACCCATTACATAAGGACGCTCCCCGTTCCTCAGATGTGGGTATACCTCCTGCAATGGCTTTGGATCAGTTAGCATATGCAACGTGCCTGCCGTATAAAACAACCAATCCTTTCCATTCTTTCGAATGATATTTTTATGTATGAAGACGGTGGTGTACTCAGAAATATCGTTTACCCTGTCCGCCAACGGGTCTTGCCTTTTGCCCTGACGTGTTTGACGTGTTGAGTCAAACTCACTCTTCTTCGAAGCCTCTAAAAGTTCACCGATCTTTAGACTTTTCCATTTAGGCTCTTCCGTCTTTGGATCAATGTCAGTCATCCGTTCCAGTACATCGTGGATGTACATCGGTATTATTTCGATAACAAACGGTGACGAGCCAATAGGGTCGCTCCAATCTGCGGCGGCATCTATGCGGAAGTTCTCAGACGCGACTAAGCGTATATCCGGCTTGTCTTTAACAATCGTGTTCTCATCACGGGAAGATTGCGCCTCACTGCCGTCCTCATTCAGGACAACGTTCCCATTGTCGTCGAATAAAGGCTCCTTGATCTTCGTCTTTTCTTCTTTGTATTCCCAGTTCTGATGGGACACCACAGTACCGAAAACCAATGCTTCCTGATAAGCGGCAACCAGTGTCTGGAACCACGGTATTGTCTTCGTTAGTCGATACTGAATAAGATGCTTCAGTATGTTCGCGGACGCTCTTTGGCTTGGGTCGGAATCGTTTACAGGGTAAACAGAGACAACGTCTTCGGTAGCAAAAAACGCGGAGGCTACTGCGGCCTCATTGGTTCGTATGGCAGACTTTGTTTTCGGACGAAACAATCTCGACCGATGTGTGTACTGTTGCGTGTGGTACTTTGATCCCGAAGGATGATCTGACTGAAACAGGGAGATATTTCTCTCCCACTGCTTCCTGTAATTAGAATCCAGATAAGACGTAGATGACCTATAAGCATCACTCGCTAATTTCAACCAAGGCGATCTTTCTGAATCTTTATTAAGAGGGGCTTCTTCATTCATCGAATTTTACTTCATCCATTGAGTCTCTTTTAAGAGATAGGAGTTCTTGCTCATTCGCCCTGCCTCTTGTAACTTTAGCTCGCTCAAGCAATTCGCCAGCCCAACGCATAATGTTTTTGTATTCAGGGTCAATGTCAGTGACCCTAATCCACATACCGTACTTAGAGGAGAGACCTTCATTCCATATCGCAAGCATAGAGTAATCATTGCTTGGGCCAACCGCCCACAGATGTCCGGGGTAATGTTTGTATAGAACGTCGGCAACATTCTTTACGAGCGAAGTTACCGACGCTTCCTTGAGCATTCCCCGTTTATGGGTATCAATAATAACTTTCATGCAAGATGCTGGTAGAGTGCGACAACAAGTATCAGTGCCACCATCCCGCTAAGAATCCAATTCTTCTTCACCCACTCAACGATGCGATCCATAATTACCTCTTGGGGCCATACGGCCTGTTGGGGTTCTCATAAAGTTTTCTTTTCTTGAAGTTGTAGACTAGGATGGGTTGTTCTACACCAGCCTGCTTGTCAACCATTTCTTTCCAAGAATACTTTCGTTCCTTAACTTTCATTTAGTGAATTACCCTCTCTTCTTGCTTGTAGTGCATTGCATCAACGGTCTCCTGAACAACCCGACACAATAAATCCGTTAGAGCGTGCGTGATATCCAGTTCCGCCAATTCATCTTTAGGGACGTTTGTAAAATTAGACAAAAACATAAGCGCCACATGCTCCGGGCTGTTGTTCATGTTCAAGTCCTCCATCTCAATAAGACGGCATTGCTTCCGGCTCAAGATCGTCACCAAATATTGTTTGCGGGGGGGCCGCTTTAATGTCGTAAATGCGGGACATTGCATCCATCATGTCAACATGAACAGCGGGGAAAAGGTTGTACTCATTGTCGATCATCCTTTGCGTTACATCGTAAATTCGTCCGTTCTCATCTTTTTGTTTTATTGGTCTTGAAATAAGAGTTGCCTCACCAATTTCGAACGCCTTTCTCTGTCGTTTTGTAAGTTGATCTGTAGAAGGGGCCAAGAAGAAGCGCCAGTTCTCAAAGTCAGGCTGTAGTCGTTGTACTCGATCCCGTTTAGAACCCGGCCCTTCTCTTGGCCATGCTAGTTCCTCGATGGGGAAATAATTACTCTCAATACGCATCATTTCCTTGAAATGCTCTATATCCGAATCTTTTCCGTAACGCTCATAGCCGACCTTTACAACTTGCACACCCGGTTGGCGCACCCATCTATCCCTTATCTTCCTTAGAGCGCTCCACCGCTCTTTCAAATTCATTCGATGGCAAAGTCCATCCAGAAGATATTTGTTAAAAGAGTGGTCAACGCCGATAACGGCTATAGCCGTTCTATCTGAAGACTGTTTTTTAGAATGCGCCGGATCACACAATATGTATATATTCAGTATTCTCGGTCTTAGTTCTATGCGTCTAATCCATTCAGGATCGAAAACTTGCTCGGAACCCGCTATGGGGTTCTGTAACATTTGACAGGCCAACACATACTGCCCCATCGAGGATTTTTTCTTGTCCCATTCCGCTTCTGAGAGAAGAACGGGTTTTCCATCGGGGGTACCTGAGTCTGTCGCAGGATAAATGCGAATCTCAGTACCCCTCTCTATTAGTTCGCGGTAGGTGTCCGCGTAGTGGTACCGCGTACCTATGTACCACTCCCTGTTCTGCCCACCGGAAAGGTTTTGCGACAGGTCTAATGCTTCTGTCGTCTTTGCAATCTGGTCAGGTGTGTTGACGGAGTCTCTTGTGACAACGTCATCGTAAATTCTTAAATCATAGTGGCGGGAAATAGGTTGCCCGTCCACAAGCCCCCATGCTTCTACAGTCGCTTCCTTGGGGTTTGAATCACGCTTGACTATGATTCCAGAGTCTTCACTCCACTGCGGTGAATCCTGCCGTGGGTTTTTGTAACAGACATCTGGAAACAACTCTCTGAGAAATTCGTTTATTTCAAACTCACGTTTGATCTGCTTCAGGAACCCCTTTGCAATAGGACGGGTATGGGAAAAAATCCCTATTGTCATGTTGGGGTTGCGAAGTATTTCCTGAATAGTCCCAGCGTAAGTAATCAAAGTGGACTTGTAATGACCCCTAGCCCACAGATCGAGAACCCCGTCGGGTGCATTCTCAACCTCTCTGCAACGGTCATAAAGCCAAGGATGGACAGCATCCTTTCTATTGAGGAGTACGACCAGAAGAAACCATCTATCGCATTTAGCCAGTTCCCTTATCAGTTCTGTATCGTAATTCTTCTCAAGAAGGTTCTTGTAGAACGTACCAGCCTGCTCAAGTGTTGCTTTTGGGAGGTACTCCTTAGAACGATCAATGAATTGATCACGGCTTAATTTAGCCTTTCCCGGCAACTTTCCTTTTCCCCTTTCTATTCCATGTTTGGTAATCGGCGGGAGAGAATTTACTTGAGTATCTGGTTCCAGATTTATTTTGGGTCGGCTCCTTCGAAACCTGACTCGTAGGGGTCACTTTAAGTGAGGAAGTCCCCCTCTTAGATAAGGAAGAGTATTGTTTTTTGAATTTGTCTGAAAAAGCCATTATCTGTCACTTTCAAAAGTGTTGGGGTCATAACCCGGCTTACCCGGCAACACGCCCATGCGGTCCCTTCTCGCCACCACCACCTCTTTGCGGGTTTTTTCTGGATCATTGGACGCATAGTTACTTCCCTCCACCGCCCGTATGTACTGCTTGGCAACTGCGCCCACAGTCTGGGCGTGGCCTGTCTTTTCAAGATTTGGAATCCATACCTCGTCAGCGCGGTTAGCCGCAATATCTTTCCAGTAAGCTGGGTCTGTATTGGTGTAGTCGATAGCCTTGGGACCGCCATCGTCATCGTCTGGTGCTGGTGCTGCCGGACCGCCTGTGCCGTCCGGATACCTCAGTGGATCGACCTTAGTCGGCTCAAACGGCAACGTCACATCGCTTGGCGTGATGTCATCTGTCTTGACCGGCTCTGGTTCTGGCTGTTTGAATCTATCCCAATATGACCAATCTATTTTCATTCCCGGCGGCATATTGAAAGTAAATCTCATCACACCTGCTGTGCGTGCTGCGGCTGGGTTGGGATAGGCTTTGCCAGTGTTGGGGTCATACACAACAACATTGATATCAGTAGGGGTGGATCGGGCATACGCGCCCGGTCTGGTTCCAATCGTCTTCTTTATGATGGGGCTTGAAGTCGTCAGTCCTGATGCAGTCGCGGCAAGGCGACGATTCCTAGACTCTTCGCGCATCTTCGCGATTCGGTTAAGAAAATCTACGGAAATCATTGGTTCGGCCCCGCATCTGCTTTGGCCAGTGTTTCATCCCAACTTTCCTGTATGTTGTTTATCGCCTTCTCTGTAGAGTCTTCCATCTTAGAGCCAACCCTGAGAACACCAAGCAGGGCTTGGGTGGCGGGATCAAATTCCGCTTCGCCCACGTTCCCCGGAGCGGGAGGACGCCCGCCAATAAGTGAGCCAGTTTGACCAGCCCCAGTAGCGCCGACTTGACCAGCCCCAGTAGCGCCGGTTTGGCCAGTAGCGGCTGAAGTTTCACCAACATCCTCACCCGTAACCAAACCCGGACCAAGGTCTTGAGTCCTCTTCTTTCCCTTGTACCCTATATTCTTGCCGGTTGGAGCTAAATTTATAGCCATTATTTCATCGACCTATTTATTGACTTCGACATAACCCTGAGATTCTTTGCTCGATTGTCCTTGGGGTTTTTATTAGCATGATGAATATCCTTCCCATCACCTTTCCGAACGCGACCAAGTTTTGTAAGTTTCCGTCGCGCCTTGTTCCTTGAACTCCTCTCCGCAACTGCTTTGGGAGAAGAGTGGAATTTTTTGTATTCCCGCTTGTAATTGCGTGGTGTACCACCGCCTGTTTTATATTCACTGGACGTTCTTGCCCGGATCAGACCCGCCATTAAGTATTTCCTTGTTGCCCATCATTTCTGACGGAACGCACATAGCATTGATGGAAACTATATTTCCAAATATGTTATCCCCTTCGTAATCTTCCGAGTACAGAGGTGGGTTATGTGGAGTAATGCTGTATTCCAATTTTTTGAAAATCTCGAAAACTGCTGGGTTATTTTCTTTCCTGTCTATCTCGATATAAATAAACGGGCGCAATGTGCCGATGGTATCTATGCCGCCCATCAATACCTCTGGCTCCATGCCCTCAACATCGATCTTTATGAAGTCACACTGGGTCAGGCCAATATCATCAATCCTGCATACAGCGACTTTCTCGCCCTGTAGATGACCGCTAATGGATAGTCCGCCAAAATTTGTTGGTACTTCCGGATCAAGCACGGGTACGTCAATCAATGCTTGGCTGGCACCTATGCCAAGGTTCTTACAATCCACGTTTTGGACTGAATTAAGGGCCATATTCGCGCATAAAGTCTGGAAAACGAGCCTTTGAGGCTCAAAAGCGAGCACTTTACCCTTCTTACCCACCTTATTAGCGAACCACAGGGTGTGAGTACCGATGTTTGCCCCTATATCGAGGACAGTATCGCCCTCAGAGACGAAATGTTCGAAGAATTTAGTTTCTTCTACTTGGTAATCCGCGTACTTTTCAATGGATTTACCCACATACTCGTCGAATTGGTTGTAAAGGATATATCCGTGCGGAGTATCCTTGATGACGTTATAGGTCAATAGGAACTCTTCTTCGCCTTTTTCTTATATCCACTGGCATAAGCGGCCTTTGCTTGCTTTGCGGCCCCTTTCTTTGATGGGTAGGTCTTCCCTCTGGACCCCCATTTGTAACCTTTGCTAACTTTTTTTACCGGCATGGAGAATAAGTCCCCCTTGAAACCCGCATGTTTGTTGACTTTCTCAGAGTAAGGTTCCGCAGGGTTCGTCAAGGTTAAATTTCGCCTTAATTTCAATCATTCCTGCGAAGAACTTTCTAAGAAGTAGGAGCCTACTACGAACCCGTGCACCAGTGCGCGGGTACCTGCTCACCATCCTTACTAACTTTTTTTACTGGCATATCGCGTCCTGCAATTACATTTCCATTCGTGGTGAATGCACCCCTTCCTGTAAAAATATGCAGGGGCGGAAATTATATTCGCCTCCTCCTGCATTACCTTTATACGAAGTTTTATATAGGAAAGGAGAGAAGTATTTGGGTTTATGGATTGGCCATAAACCCGGTACAACTAATTCAGTACCCGCATGTTCATTTGTTTATGATCTGAAAAAGAACTTTCACTTTCTCGTTCAGAACCTCAATCGCCGCGTGCATCTTGGCGAGAATAATAATTAACGTCACCAGCGCAATAAGTACTGGCCACCACTGCATCAAATTCATAATCCCGCACTGGGTACCCTCCTTTTTGATGGTGTATAGCGATTAAGAATATCTACCCCTACCCTACCTATCTCTAAACCGTATTGTTCCGCTATGCACCCCCCTTTTAAGGCTTCTAGGGGGTATTTCTTCAAGTAGTAACAGATAGATTCGCCCCTGATATAAGTTTTTAAGTGCCAATCCGAATCAAGGGGGCATATAGGGGCTGAACAAGCCTCAAAATGGGTGCAATCCGAAATCAAATGGAGAATAACTCCCCCCGGTAGCCCGCATAAACACTGGGTTTTCTGGGTAATGGAAATGAAAACTAGCCTCAGACGTAGGGAATGGTTATACGGTATGAGTCTGTTAGCCCCTCGCCCACACACGCGACCCCCAACTGTCACGCATCGAAACTCGTTCATACTTCCGCGCGGGACTCCTTCATCATTGCGAACACGGGGAGACACGCCCCCGACCATAGCGAGGAGTCAGCCAGCCGTTGGCAAGGAGTTGGTCAGTCGATCAGGCCGCAGTTTCTGTCTGTTCCGCTGTCCGACCGGGCCGTGCCATACCATCCCACAACCCCCACTCCAACCCCCCCGGTATCAGGGGTCGGCCAAGGTTGGGTGATTAGGTTCCCCCTTATGCGTCCCTGTATGGTCTTGTAACGCACTTTAAGAGAAGTAATACCCTAGCCCCTTATGACTCGCGCTTATTCCGCCGTGAGCCTGTACGGGTTTCCCCTTGTATATCAATAACTTATCCCTGTTTGTTCACGCTGATAAGTGCCATATCGAAGCCACTATTTCACCATGTATCAGGCTGGTGTTTCCTGTAATGTCCGTCGTGGCAGTTCAGAACCCCGACGGCACTAAGCCCGTGCGCGACGTCGCACCATCGAATCGGGGGTCGCACCAAGATGCTGAGTTGCCCGTGGCCAAGTTGCCTTCAACTGTGAGGAGAGCAACGCCTAGCAAGCACCCACGAAAATCTAATAGATCGGTCGGCGCAATCAGCCAGTTAAGTCTGGGTGACCGTCCCCTTAACGAGATAAGCAGTTCGGCGCGTTGCATGGGAAAGTTAGCGAGGAACGATAACCGCTAACACTATTCATTGTTGTAGGGCATTGGTAGCCCTACCTGATGAGTCACCCCGAAACAATGAGACCTTTATCTATGCAACGAATCACAGCAACGCAATTAGAGCATATGGCGCTATTCATTAATAAAGCACTAGGTGCGCCGATCACTTACCACGCCCGTGACAATAACGGCGACCCCATTAGACAGATAACTTGGCGCGATGCTAAGTATGACCGCAAAACGTGGCAGATTGAGATCGGCCACTACCACATCAGCGGCGCGTATGGCGGCGTGTGCTTACACCGCACCGCCAACGATAACGGCGCCGTGACTGATGTATTCAACTGTGGCCACGTCCCCAAGCGCGACCTGTACAACCGCATGAGAGCGTACCTTGAAGGTATTGAGCGTGCGGTACTGGTTATGCAAGTCCCCGCGCCGCGCCAGACCATTGTCCCCGAAATTGTATTGAATCAACACTACAACCCAGAGGATGCGCGCGGCATCCCCAACCCCAAGCAATACTGACGAGGATTAGAGTATCCGAAACTCCCGTGAGGTCGGGAGTCTATTGCAACAACAGCGAGACAAGCACCAATGAAAATAGAATCCACCAAGCGCGGCGCCGTGTTATCTGAGGCCGCGATGCTGGCCAGCGTCCGCGTGTCGATGTTCAATACGTTAGTGCGTGACGATGCAGTAAGCCGGGAGTTGGCAATCTCCAAGGACGCCAAGGTCGGCAGTACTAAGGTTAAAAAGCGCATCCTAGACAACGCATTCCCGCGCACCCAACGAGCATCGAGCCGCATCCGTTCGACGCTGTATCGTTTCACGTTTCCCCTGCCGAAGAACGGCGGCGGCCAACAAAAAGGGCCGCAGGTCTTACCGACTAAGATCGCCGAAAAGTTTCTTAATGAGATCACCGTCGCGATTGACGATTTCCACCACCGCGCTGATGAGGAATGCACCGCACTCCCGCGCTGGATCGAGTCAGAGAAAATCCGTCTCGGTCAGATGTTCAAGGAGTCTGACTACCCGACACCCGAGCAGGCACGCGACCAATTCCACGCCGAAGTATTCGTCGATGGTCTGCCGACTATTGAGTCTATCAATGCCGGGGCGCATACCGCCAAGATGCAAGCGCAGGCTAACGAACGACAGTCTAAAATGGTCGGCGAAATCAAGCGCGAGTTGTTGCGTCGATTGTTGGAACATGCCAGCCACGTCGCTAACGAGTGCGCGAAGGAGAAGGGCAAGATATTCCCATCATTGCTGGGCAACGTGCGCGACCTTGTCGAGGAGTTTATACCAGCCGGTAATATCGACGATGACCCCGAACTGAACGAACTGGCCAAGCAGGCACGGAAAATGCTCAAGTACAGCGACGCTCAGATACGCGAAACACCATCCGCGCGAGAGTACACCGCATCAGCGGCCCGTAATGTCGCCAAGGCAACGAGCAAAGCGGCGAAAGATGCCGGGGTCACTAAGGCCACGTTGTCGAAAACCTGCCAGCAAAAATCAGCATCCTACTTTTGATGCAATCGACCATGCGCACCACATTGGTGCGCATTACGATTTTATCATCTGTTCCTATAAACAACTGCGAGAGAATTTCCACATGGAAAACAACAAGTTAACTGCTGTACCTGTATACCATGCCAACCTTGCCGAAGTAGTCAGGGGGCATCTGGCCACTAAAATACCTATGTGCATATGGTCGCCGCCCGGTTGTGGCAAGACCGAACACATGCGGCAGATTGCAGTCGAGAACGGCTTCTCCATTATCGATTGGCGATTGGCCCAGATGGACGCCGCCGACGTGCGCGGTATTCCATACATCGGCGACGATGGTCGCACCCACTACGCTCCACCCGCAACGTTGCCGGTCGAGGGTTGTGGCCCAACGGTGTTATTCCTCGATGAGATTATGCAAGCGCACGGGTCAGTAACCGCCGTTGCTGGTCAGATTATTCACGAGCGTCGATTAGGCGACTATGTGCTACCTGATAACGTCGTGGTGTTCGCCGCATCTAACAGGCACTTTGATCGTGCCGCCGCCAACCGCATGGCCGCGCATACCGCCAACCGTTTCATGCATTATGAACTGGTCGTGAACAGTCACGATTGGTGCGAATGGGCGGTCGCTAATCGCGTCGATGAGCGGGTCGTTTCGTTTCTCAGGTGGCGCCCCGAATTGTGCTACCAGTACGATCCCAAGTCCACATCCCCGGCCTACCCTTCATTGAGGTCATGGACTAATCTCGCATCAATCATCAGCGCCGTTGATGAGGACAGCGACATCGTGCGCACCTATACACTTGGTGCCGTCGGTGAAGGTGCTGGTAGTGAGTTTATCGGGTTCATTAAGACGTTGCGCAAGTTGCCTGATATCGACGATATTATCGCCAACCCCGACGATCACGACGACCCCGTAGAGAGTGACCTGCGTCACGGTGTAACGGGCGCTATGGCACGACGTGCCGACGAGGACAACGTCGAGAACATCTGGAAGTTTATGATCAAGTTGCCAGATGATTGGCAAGTTCTCTGGGCCAAAGATGTTATGGCACTTGGCTTCTTCGATATAACACAACACCCAGTCTACGCCGAAGTGATTTCCCTTCACCGGGAAGCACTCACGGGCTAGATTCCATCGACCATACGCCCTCACTATCACCTGAGGGCGTATCACGATGCAATCAAGCATCAACAACATGCGAGAAAAACATGAACGCATTATCCAAAATGGAGAACGCGCGGACGCGACTGTTACTAAAGCGTCCGTTTTACGGGGCGCTTGCACTACGCCTCAATATTGTTGAAGACAACACCCAACCGACAGCCTACACCGACGGCAAGGTGATCGGATTCAACAGTCACTTTGTCGATCAGATAGACAAGCAAGAATCATTGTTTCTGGTCTTGCATGAGGTGCTTCACTGCATCCTCAAGCACCCGTGGCGCAAGGGTTCGCGAGACCATGAGTTGTTCAATCAAGCGGGTGACTATGTAATCAATCTCGTTTGCCTTAATGACGGGTTCAAACTGTTATCCAACATATTGCTCGACAGAAAGTATGACGGCAAGTCCACCGAATGGGTGTACGCCGACCTTGAGTCCCAACGCCGCGCCAATCAGGATGATGCCGATGATGCCGGTGATGCCGGTGATGACTCGAACGGGCAAGGCGATGGCAACAACTCACCAAGTACTTCTGGAGAGGAAACGGAAAAAGAATATGGCCCGGATGATGTGCCGACGTTCAGCGAGGCGGTTAAGTCAGGGCAATTCGGAGAGTTTCGCGAGGCCACCGACGAAGACGGCAACGCCGACACCGATTCCGCAGACGAATGGGAAGGTGCCGTCCAGATTGCAATCGCGCAGGAAAAGGCGCGAGGCACAATGTCGGGCAAGGCGCTGGCATCCATCCAAGGTCGCAACGAGGGGATGATCGACTGGTCGGAGACACTGGCCAACTTCCTCTCAGATTCTGGCAACAACTTCGACACAACGTGGTCTAAGCCTAACCGACGCTTTATCGGCAGGGGCCAGTACCTGCCCAGCATGAAACGTGAGGGTATTGATCACGTCGTTATTGCGGTGGACACATCTGGATCGGTCTCTGATTCAGAGTTGCGACAATTCATGTCGGAGACAATCACCTTGGTCGAGCAGATGGACTGTTCAATCACCGTTATCCCATGCGACTCCCGCATCGGTAAGGTACGGGAATTCGAATCGTATGATATCCCGCAAGATGTTGGCGAATTCAAGTTAGGTGGACGTGGTGGAACATCATTCAAGCCACCATTCAGATGGGTTGAAGATAATATGGACTCAACGCCGACTGCCTTGATCTACTTCACCGACGGTGAATGTGATTACCCCGACGAGCCTGATTATCCCGTGTTCTGGGCGATCAGCAACACATACGGATTCTCCCCCGCACCGTGGGGGACATCTGTCGAGGTCGTGTGAGCATCGACCATACCCACTCAATCGCGAGTGGGTATTACGATATTCACATCACAACTGAGAGATAAACATGCCCATCAATTACTTAACCGGCAAAACGTATATGTCATTCGATGATCTAAAAGCCCTAGCGGTTGCCTATCAGCATTGCAAATTAGACATCCTTCCATCCCTGCACGGTGAACACCGTGAGTGTGTGGAGCGCGGCTTAGAACTCATGCGCGACTATTGGGTCGAACACAAAAGGGTAACCGCACCATTCGATTACTACGGAACGACCGACCCCATCCGTTGGCTGAACACCTAACCATTTTCGATACTGCGAGAAACAATTATGAAAATGTCGAAACGCGATCTAAACATCGCCAAGGCATCGCTGGCTGTTTACCCTGTCAGCGAGGCTTTTCTGGAATCAAGGAACCCTAGCAGTTGGGTCATCCATGACCACTATCACACTATACGAATTGACGCCTCTGGCACAGGTTCATCCGAAAAAATCGAAGGGTGGTATCGTTGCACCGACGAGGAATTCGGTTACGAATTCAACCGGAATTTTTCCGCTGAAAATTCCCGCCGCTTTCCAGATGACTCCACCAAAGAAGTTTGGATGAACAACTTCTCGTTGGTGGCGCTGTACCTGTACGACGCCAAGGTTTATGCGAAGAAGGCATTCATTCTCAAGAAGTTGTTGATGGCAAGGATGCTATGCGCCCGCCCATGTTGGGCGTCTGCCGTGTCTAAAGTTATCGCCCAGAAAAGACCGAAAGAACTAGAAGGTGCATTCCGGATCGGTCGGAGCGGCATTCTGAAATCCAAGCCTGATTTGGCGTGCCTCACGGTGAATCCGCCATCGAGTTTGAACCACAACGGCATCATCGACGCCCTGATTAAACTCGCCAAGGAATTTGAGCCAACCACCGAACCCGTCGGTGGCAAGAATCATATAGGGGGCGAGTTTGACATCGGCAACACCTATGCCGGGTATTTCGCTGACCAATCTCCCGGTGGCACCTACGTCTGCATGTCAGAACGAGACATCAGGAATCTGTAGATTCTCGCACGACGTGGCCCCGGTCGTTAAACGGGGCATAAGATTTCTTATGTAAATATAAGATTTCTTATGTTTGGGGGAGCAGAGTTCAAATTCTTATCTCTCCCGTGAAGTTCTTTGAGAGAAAGATATTATTTATCTTTCTGTGAAAAAACTTCCCACAACCCGGCTTACATACATAAGGAGAACATACCTATGACTAAAAAAGAACTGGCGCGAGGACAAGCATGTATCAAAGTCCACCACTTAAACTCACAAATTATCGTGCGCGACTGCGATGACACAATGGAATTTCTCAGAATCGACGTAGTTGAAGGCGATTGGAAGAAATTATTTCAGTTCCTTAGAGACTTAGGACAGGGTAACTACCACACGAGAGGTTTTACGAATGACTGATGAACCCAGAATTGCCACTTGGACTAAATATCACAGCGGTTTTCAATTACTGGAATCAATCAGGCAAGGCCTAGAGATGTTGGTCGATCTTGATACTGATGGCCAAATAACCGCTACTTTGGAGGCGGTTGACGCGCTAAAAGAACGTCTAGCTACTATAGACCTGACTACTTTCGATAAAATCTTTTTGCTTTCAATTGGTGCACTCGATAAAACCTAACACACGACCCCTTGGAGAAAGGACAATGACTAACTGGACACCATGTTACACCGGCCTAGCCCAATGTCTCTTGAAGAAGTTGGAGGCAAGGGTAGAAACCAACTCCGCGAAGCGCGTCACCAAAACCGTTCGCGAAATCGAGGACATCACCAAGGCTATGGCCGACGTGGTAAAGGTCGGTGACAACGCCTTGTGTCGTGACCACATCGACGCATTGGATCACGCCGTCTATGCCAAGAAGTTCTCAGGTGAGACCCGCAAATTCCTAAAATCAATTGAGGTGGGTAATGACTGATTGGGCCAAAGAACAATTCGAAACAATAGGCGGTCTTGAAGAGTGGGCCGAAGACATCCACAACTCAATGAAGGACGCCGACAAATTTTATCGCGCGCACTTCGATGACCTTCCACCCAAGACGGCATTCTGCTTGATGGCCCTCATCGGCGCATCGTTGCACGGGCTTTTCTCAGCGTCGAGAGCGGAACCGGAAAAAGAACTTGACAGAGATTTCTTTTTCAACTTCGCGGCGGTCATCACTGAATTAGTGCTGGCTGATGAAGATGATGGGGTACGGCACTGATGATGAACCTTATCCCAACGAATAAAAAAATAATAGGATCATGGCGTGAATTCTTGACTACGGCTCGTCGTATGCACGCGGTGAAAAACAAGAAAGAAAAGGATAGCCTGCATCGTACTTGGCTCCGACTTAAATCCTGCAAACATCTTGTCAACAACGTCTACCATGTCATGGTGGACTATGAGCCTCACCTGTCTGATGACATCTTCATCCAACCAGCGTTGGTTGGCCACATCACCTACTTATCTATTAAGCGGCATGATCGCGAACCTATCCATGATTGGCGCGACCTGCAAGAGATCAAAAATCAGATTGTGGGGCGCGAACACCTCGCTTATGAGATTTATCCACCAGAAAGTTTGCTCTATGACACCGCCAACCAATATCATCTTTGGGTAATGAACGAACCCGTCGATGTATCTGGCATGGCCTTTGGTTTCGACTTAGGAAGAGTGGTCGGAAACGCGAAGGACGCAGAAAAGGTTGGCGCTAAACAGCGCGAGAGAGATTAGATATTACGGCCCGTCACGATGTTTGTGGCGGGCCTTTTCTTTTTTGCGTTGTGTCTTGTCAGTCATGTAATCGAACCAACCGTCCAGCGCCCAAGGCGCGAAAGACTCATCAACAACCGCAGTACCCTTCTTGCGGCAAACATCTCCCGCCGCCGCATTTGCAAATCGCAAACAATCCCTATTGCTCAATTCAGCCAGAACTCCAGCCGCAAACGCCGCCACGACAGTATCTCCCGCCCCAGTTGCGTCCACAACTTCCGACTTCTCAGGAACATCTTCAACACAACCATCAGAACTTGAATGAAATAAGCCATCCCCTCCTCTGGTCACCAAAATGTTCTCGATATCGTAACGCATCCGTAACCAATACATGGACTCGACCGCTTTATCCCCATAAACCTCGCCCGATATCTCCTTGAGGTTCGGAGTGACCGTCGTAGCCCCGGCGTAAGAAACCCAATCATCGGATTGCGGGTCTACTATCACATGTGCGCCACGCGCAACTGCTTCGCGAATAATAATCGGTATGGCTGTCTTAAAGTGCTTGCCATAATCCGACACGATCACCACATCCGTTCCGGCCCCGATATGTCCGCTGACGTACTTTAGAATATCCTTAAATTCTCCAACCGACTCACGATCAATTCGACCAAGGGCATGATGCCCATCAATCAGAAACCTCGTTTTAAGTGTGGTTGGGATATCTTCTTGCTGGAAATGAGTTGGGATGTCTCCCACCAAGTCCATGAGAATTCTGGCCTCATCATCTCTGCCAGTGATACCGACCAAGGCGCAATCTACCCCTAACGCTTTTAGGTTGAGGGCAACATTGGCCGCGCCACCTGCTCGATATTCGGTTTTCTCCTCAACCACCACCGGAACAGGTGCTTCTGGCGAGATGCGGGAACATCTCCCTGAGATATATTTGTCGAGAATAAGATCGCCAATCACAAGTACTTTGTGAGACGAACCTCCCCCCTCACTATTAATTGTACCATTTACGACCCGTCTCATTCCATATATTTCCTATATAAAACAATAACTTATATTTATTTTACTTGACAAATTTCAATAATCGACGTGACCCGACTCTTTTAGAGCATGATCGGCACCAGTTAGCGACGCTTTCAGCATAATGTCGAGCCTGTCGATGACATCACCCTGCCACCTTCTTACCGTACTTTCGTGGACTTTATATTTTTTTGACCACCATTTCAAATTGTGCCGGGGTCGTTCTCTCGCCCATTGGCGTAAGACATCAGCGACAAACCACTTATCCCTGCGCAGTTCCCGCCCAATCTTTCCAGCCAAACTGTCTGCCAATTCATTCGTCCCACCCATATAGTACGTCTCCAAAACAACCATTTCCAGTTTTGTGCAAGTACGCTCTATTGCCTTGAAGATGTAGACCGCTTCGGCTAGTTTTTCCCAAGCATCCAACCCCGGCATCCATTCAAAAACAGCCTTTTTCTTACCCATCGCGTGAACACTCGACCTCTCGATAATCGGAATGTTACGGCGCCTTACTGCCCATGCTATTGCGTCGTGAGCCGACGGGAATGTGTTTGCGTCCATCTACCGCTCTCCTTATCCAATCGAGCGCGGAACCATCCTTGATTTGTTTGTCTGTCACCCGCAAAACAGTAATCCCCATGAGTGCCGCCTCGTTGTATTTCTCGCAATCCTTAATGAAAGATGCTGGGCGATTGTGACGACCCCTCACCCATATGCCTCCCTCAACTTCCACAGCCACCATCAAATCTGGCCAATAAAAATCAAATCTCCACTTTCTCGTCGGATGAAACCGAACCTCCCTTTCAGGAAGAGGCACTCTCGCTGCGTCAACTTGGAGAAACAACTCTTCCTCTAAAGTACTTGTCATCATCTACCAACAAAAGCACAAAAAAAAACCCAGAGGAGCACGTTAAACAAATCTGTCGGGAATCTTTGGCTTGTCATTAGGCTTGGCCAACACCATCCAATGCTCGAAATTTGCACACATCAAGCCCTCGTCTCCACAGTACTGGAAGTTGTCGCAGTCATCGCAAGGCACGTCCCGCACCAAAACGGTGTGCTTGCTGACACCAGTGGCCTGCTTTCGCGCCCCGGCTAGGCAACTTCGGCATTTGGTGACACGTCCATCGGGCGCTCTCTTGTCCGTGTAAAAAAAATTCACAGGCTTTACAACACCACACCCAGTGCATTCCTTAACTTTATCTCTCATTTTTTTATTGGCGATTTAATAACGACACTCTCTATTCTTCCAAAGTGCTTTTTGACTTCATGCGCCAACTCACAGGCTTCCGGCATATGCTCCTGCATCCAATTCCACTTGGCCCGCTTACTTGTAAACTTTCGCTCCCAATGAGTCGGCTCTGGTCTTTGTTTCAGAGTCCGACCAACCACACTTGTCTGTATGTCCACCTTATTACGCACCAAAATGGTTAGACCACGCCTTCGATTTAGTCTTCAAGATTTCTCTCGCCCTGACAGCAACGTCCTCAATAGTCTCTCCCTGTCGCTTTACTAAACCCAATTCCCTAGCCTTATCCCGCAAGGCGCCCAAAGATGCTGGCGCAAATTTCTTCTGCCAACACCACGCACAATATCCGACATCATCAACAAGCACAGCCGTATCTTTCGGGCATTGCGAACAACCACGCACGCTATCTGATCGGTATTCAAAATCCGGCTTTATCTCAGCAACTTCATCATGCCACCTTTCTTGGCTCAACCATGTTGCTGGATGCGGCCTCGATGGTAGAAAAATACCGGCACGTTTGCGTTCATGCTCATCGGGAAAACGGCGAATAACACGCTTACGGTACTCCTCTTGCGCCTCAAGGCTCTGACAAATTACTTCGTTCAACTCTTCCCAATGACTTTTCCCAACCAGCTTGAATTTCTTTATCCACGCATCCCTAGCGGCACCCTTTCCTACCTTCGCACCAACACCCTTTGGGAGCCTCGACCACCAAGCCTCAAACAAAGTAACCAAGGTACTTTTTTGTTCCTTACTTAGTCTTATCATCTCGTCCATTCTGCTTCTCCATAGCCTTACCCATGTGCAGACTTTCGTCTGGAAGGCTGTCTTTGGATCGTGAGCCTATGCGGGGACTCGCCTTCTCTTCTACCCGACGGGCGTGGGCGACAGGGCCGCATCAATAGAATCAGCGACGAGCCGATAGCGGGTTTCCAGTTCCCGATTACCACCCGAACTCCCCTTTTCAGCCCAAACAAGCGGGGCAGTGGATAGGGGCAACCACACCCTATTGTCGTGCTTTTTCCGTCTTTTTGTCAACCAAAATAGTTGTTGACGGAACTGCCGGTATCTGCCAGAATTGCCTTTCCAAAAGAACACTACGAGAAACGAATCGATGGCTGGTCTATATGAGAAACGATGCCGCTCCTGTCAGAAGTCTATTCACAGGAAATATTTCGACGGGACGCCCAGACCTGCACCCGGCGAATTGCCTATATGCGGGCCATGTTGGCACGCCGCCATACTAAACGCAAAGGCGCACCCAAAGGCCAGAGACATCGAGTGGAAAATCTAAGACACCTAAATCGTGGATTCTCTAACGAAAGTAAACGCTCTGATAACCGCGCTACGCGAGGGCAAAAACAGCGCGATGCTCAGAGAGCAATATGAGGATGTTGTCAAGACAATTCCATACATCGACGTTCACCGCTCCAAGTGGGATGAGATCGAGCGGCTGAAGAACGATAAGTTGCTGATGCCTTTTGAAAAATACCCCTTTAATTATTTCAAATCCTGAGAGGTTGCCAATATGGATTTTCTAATGGCTTGTGCGTTTGTGCTGGCCGTGCTGATTTTTGGATACTGAACGGATGTGCCTACCGAGTCCCATATCGGTAGGGTCGTGATGACGGCTCCGATTATCCTCCTGCTCTCATTGGTAATTATGAGAGAACTTGCCTCGGACATCATCTATAGGGCCAATTAGGGGGCGGCATCAAGTCGCCCCCATTTTTTTATGAGATTCCGGCACAAGAAATACTTACAATGGGTAGCGAACAACGACCAATGCTGTGTCATGTGCGGAGAATTAGGATGGGACGACAATCAAATAATCGCCCACCATTGCATATCGATACCCGGATTGAATCTTGGGGGGATGGGAACAAAAGCATCAGACACCCTGACGCTTCCTATGCACGTTATCTGTCATCAGACGTTTCACCAGCAGTTCCACAATTTCAAGGAAGACCAATCAATATGGCTGATGAAATTTCTGGAGAAAGCATTACGGAGTTGCCTATTGTCTCATCAGAAAGACTACTCAACAGAGTCTTCTTGCGAACCACGATTCTTGAAAACATAGAAGAGGTAGCTGAGTTGCTTCGCCCAGTCCTCAGAAAAAGTGCTGGACTGAAAGCGATGACGGTAGAGGAAAGACGTATTTGTGAGTTCTTTATAGATGAAGTGGGGGTAGATGAAGATGTTGATCTCTGATCGATCAGTGTCTGAGGCTCTTGAGAAGTTGTCCCAGACAGACGGTGAAGTTGCTCAACTGAAAGCCCTGATGAAATCCAAAGAACATCAGCGGCAAACTGTGAAGGCATTATCCTACCTTGAGGCAGAGCAAATGGCTATTGAGAAAGGCGAAAGATGGTCGGTCGCCAAGAAGGAAGCGGTCGCCATGCGCTCTCAGAAGTATCGAAAATGGGTAGAGGATTTTGAAAACAGTGTAGCCGACTATGAGACCATGAATAATGAGCGCAACACGCACATTTTAGAGATAGAAGTGTGGCGTTCGGAACAAGCCAACCGACGAAAAGGAAACATCTAATGCAAGCAGTGAAAAACCCCGACGATTTTTTTCCCGAAGATGCCGAAACAGAGAACATCGAGGTAACCCCCGGTTTTTTTTTCGTTTCCCCAAATCACTCAAATCTGTTTATGGCTTTGGCGAAAGCGCAGGCCGCAATCGAGCCGGTGGTAAAGGGAGAGGAGAACCCATACTTCCACAGCAAGTACGCGGACATTCACGCGGTAAGCCAAGCGGCAAAAAAACCTCTGGCTGACAATGACCTCTTTTATATGCAGGGCTGGGAAAAGGGAGAATCACCGAAGGATATTTGCATCCGGACAATGATTGGCCACAAGTCAGGAGAATATTTGTGGTCAGTGGCATCCATAAGGTGTGAAGACCCAAGCAAAGCACAACTGGTTGGCGCCTGTTTGACATACGGAAAGAGATACCATCTTTCTGGCCTGCTTGGCATCACTGGCACTGAGAGAAAGTTAGCCGCAAACATTCCTGTCATCGGGGATGACGACGCTAATATCGTGGACATGCCAGCCACTTCCGACAAAGTTGTTCTGAAGAAGTTGGAAGGCGCGGCACTCAAGGGGGAAGCCTCATTCAACGATGCTTGGAAGAAAACCGACAAAAAGGATAGAGTGAAAATTGCACCAGCAGACTACGAACGAGCAAAGAGCAAGTCCCGTGAAGGCGACAAAGCCCCTTTCTGAACTGAAACAAAGGAGTCCGGAGTGGTTTGCGGAACGCCGCAAAAGACTTACCGCATCCAACTTCGGATCAGCCGCAAATATTAAGGGCGCCTACAAATCGAGGGCCGCGCTATGGAAAATCCAAACGGGCAGAGAAATAGTCGAGGTCAACGAATGGATGCAGTTCGGAACCCAATATGAGCCTGTCGCGAAATTTGCTTATGAGACTTTATCAGGCAATGTCGTTGATGATTGTGGCCTTATTGTTCATCCTGATCACGACTTCTTGGGTTGTTCACCTGATGGCATCATTCCTTCTGTGGGTGTGTTGGAAACTAAGTGCCGCTCGCGTGACCCGCATGAATTCATCAGCGATCAATTTATGGCGCAGATACAGGGACAGCTTGCTTGCACAAAAATGAAGCAGTGCCATTTCCAATCTTGGTCACCAGCAGGGCAAAGGGTCTGGGAAGTGAAGCGAAGTATTGAATATTGGGATTGGATATTCCCATTTCTGGTAGACTTTTGGAGTCACGTTACCAAGGATGAGGAACCCAAACGGTCTCCAAGAAAGAAGTTTGAAGGAGTTATCGACGCCGAGGTTATTTATGAAACTTAGCCCATTGCGCCCCCCGACTGTATCGCCACACCTTCGGGTTCGTTCATGTAAGTTGTGCGTGTATTTCTGTCCAGTGAGGGCGGTGAACAGAACAGAACCAACCTTTCCGTCGTACATCTATAAAGGTAAGACAGTGATCGGCTACTGTGAAAAGCACAGAAGCGATCTTTTTATCACAACCACCTGCGGGTCATTCACGGAGAAAGATTATGTCAGAGTTTGAACACAACCCCGGAAACTTTTCCCTTTTTAGGAATCATAATCCAAAATCAGAAAAGTCACCAAGCCATACTGGTAGTGCGAAAGTGATCTTGCCAGATGGTGGGGAAATGAAAGTCGAATTGGCCGCTTGGTTAAAGGAGAAAAACGGCAAAAAATATTTTAGCGGGACGATCAAGGAGCCAGAAGAGAAGTACGGAAATTCATATCAAGCGCAACAAGCGGTTGCCGAAGAGGAAGATGAGGACGTGCCGTTCTGAAAGATGTGGAAAAGATGTCTAAAAAACGCGGTAAACATGTGCTCGGATTGCAACCAATTAGCGCATCTATCCAAGCACTTCGTGGGATGCTGGACATGATCTAAAGGGGTAGAATATGAGCACTGGAACAGTAGCGGATGGTACCAATAGCTGGCTAAGTGTGCCACGTTTCAATCTCGCAGTTGTCGTGGCAAGCCATCTGCTTTCTCTCATGGGGCCGTCTCGCGGCTTTACTAAACAATGCAGGAAGTGCGGTAGGCACCTGCACATCTCAAGATTTCCCAAAACTGGCGAAAACAAATTAGTCTGCTACACCTGCTCTCAAAATGAGTAGGAAACTGGAGTGCGAAATTGGTAAAGAACTCAAGGGGGAAATTAGAAGATGTCAAGAGCATATTCAAAGCCTTTACAGGCGCATTATTTTTTTGGCGGGGAGAGCGCAACATGAAGATGCAGGAGACGAGTCTAGCCGCTTACAGAAGCATAAATCGAAAGACACTGATTTATCAGGTAGTTGACTGCCTCAGAGAAACAAACGGGTTTACATGCGATGAACTTGAGACGGTACTAAGCCGGTCTCATCAGTCTGTCTCATCCGCAATTAGGGGTGGGGTAAAGCAGGGGTTGGCTATGGATAGCGGCTTGCGTAGAAAAACTAGGAGTGGCCGTCAGGCTATAGTGTGGAAGGCGATTGACTCTCCAAGTTCGTGGATACATCCTTTTGGGGAGTCGGAACACCATTCTACGTTTTGAATTGAAAGCTGTCCCCGCAACCGCACTCATTGGTATCGGGTACAGCGACTTTGAACTTCGGGTTAAACGGATCATCAACCCACTCCAACACGCCGTCTGTGAGAAGTGCTAATGATAACTTGTCAGAAATAACGTTGTGGGAAAGCCAGATATCCTCCGCTGGGGCTGCGCATGGCAACAGCCTGCAACTTTTTTTGAACCCCACCATAAACCCAGAACACCCGCCGCCGTCCACAGACACCCTCATATATTCAGTGTCCCTAAGAGTTTCATCAAGGCGCCCTTGGGCAACCCCGCTAATTTTCACGAAGCCTTGCCGGTAATCACATCCCACTCGATGCTCGATGCTCGATCTGTTTGATCGGTGACTTCCACCTCTTGCTTTATTTCCTTCGGCATCATTGCAAAGGCAACCCGCACATAAGTTGAAGGGTCTTTCTCACGGACACGCTCGATGGCGGATTCACCATGAACCATCCAATCAGCCAAGAATGCGTCAACCAAGGCTTCACTCATTTTATCCCTAGACCCCTTTGGTCGGCCCTTGCGGTTTATGCGGGGATCATTTTTTATAAACGGTCTACCAGACCCGCGTTTCATCTTAAAATCGTCCATCTCTCAACCCCTCTGGAAGATGTTCCATTATTCTGAACCTGTCTTTATGAAGGTCAATCGGCGCGTCGCTAAAAACACCATACTCAGACAATTTGGAAAAACATATAGCCAGTTTCTGTTCCGCTGTTTCAGCCAACATGATGTTTTCTTGAAACTTGGAACTGCTCATTGCCTTTACAGGTGCGACTTTCATTTCGTATCCCTTCTCTAATAACAAAGTGTTTTCAAAGAACTCACTCATAGCAGGTACTCCGATAGTTCCTGTTTTTCATACTTTCTACACAAGTACTTCAGAGAGAGTTCCATCATATCATAGTCTCCATCCTCGACATCATTGAGGATTATTATCCCGCGCCATGACTCGCGGGCTTGTGGGCCTAGAAATTCCTCCGTATGTAGATAGCATGATCCAGCAATCAGCGCCCGTTGGACCTTCCCATTCGGGAGTGATCTGGCCGCAATATCTTTTCCCTGTCTATGTCCTTGGATCAGAGACAGGCCAACATTCTTTAGAACGGAATGTGCTGTCCCGCCATAGGCGCGAGAAGTAAATTGATTGTAGAAGTAATGTGTAATCCAGACGTTCTCTATATCAAAGACGGTTCTGAAAGGATGCGTTATCCAGCCTTCTGTGTTTAGGCTTTCCATCCCCAGTACACCTTCAAGAATTACGTTGTCGCCGAGATATCTCTCCAAACGGTTTTCGTGATTTCCAAAAACAAAATGGAATTCACACTCATGTTTTAGACCTTTAAGTGTTTTCCAAAAAAGTTCCATCGCTGCGTTGCCAGCAGCAATATCTTGAATTACTCGCTTCCCTTCAATTTCTTTACGAGAGGAGTAACTGCTTAAAGATGGGAAATCCCAATGATCCCCCAAGTGGACTACATGCGTTGGCTTATAGTCCTTGATCGCTCTCGCTATCCAACGGAAATGAGCGATCTCAACTCCCGGCTTTACTTGCGTGTCAGGTACAATCAGAACTCGCGTCATACTCTTCTCCACACCGCACGCCCGTGAGGATAGTTTTCACTGACAGAATCATCCCTTTCGGGATTCGATTTAATCCGCCCCAAGAATTTGTATCCGGTAGGTGGGAATTAGCGAGTACAATAAAATCTGTTTTTCTCTTTGGTAGTTCGACGAGGTACCCAACCGTATGAATGACCCAAGAAGGTTTCTTCTTGTATTCAGTCCATCCTGACTCTTCCTCTGCATCAATCCAAGAAACCTGTACGATTCGATGCAAACATCTTTTCACTTATCACTTTCCCACGATGTTCACTTAATTAGGAAGTACCATACCAATGTGCCGACCACGGTCACATCCAAGCACACTGAATAAATCAGGTATGCACGGATAGCCCACGGCCTTGCGCTCCGGAGGTACTTCACGGGATTGTCCTAATTTTGTCACTCACCTAACCTTTGTTGCTAAAATCTTGTCCAGCATCGTTTCGATGGTTTGCAGTCGATAGAGCATGACATCCAGATTCTTCACGGATTTCTCGACCTCCTCAGTGTCGGCAATCAACTTTTTCATGTTGTGAATCTCGATTTGACATTGGCGTCCCTCGGCCTCCAAAGCAGGAATAGCCGTTCCTTGGATACCAGATAACCTTTCTACCTCAGAAGAAAGCCCAGAAGCCCACCAGATTGCGGCACATGTCTGCGCTATGACGAACAACATAAAGCTAAAGAATTTAGGGTCTATTTTCATCGTCTTTTCTTCTTCGCCTTCTCAAGCGGCCCCGGCAATAACCACCCTAAAATCATGGGAATTATAATCACCAAAATAAGCAACCAACCGCCCATGCTTACCAAATCCCCTAGAAGGGACCAAAAATTATCGGGCGCACAACTAGCTGCTGTAGGCATGTTGCCTCCTTTCGATGGCGTCATCAAGTCCACAGCGACACTGGTCACAGAGGCACCTGCCGCTGAGGCCAGTAACACAGGAGCACTCCCCGATGTCGCAATCGAGGCAATCGCACCGGGAACTAGCGCTCCCGTTCCTATCAGCAAAGATTTTTTCAGACTGGTACACCCCGCCATCATCAGTATTGCCATTAGTATTGGACATTTACTTATAAGCCTCCTTGAAAGCGGCGTAATATTTTTCATCATCTTTGGATACATCTCCCTTATTCCCCTTGCCGTATCTCCACTGGTTGATAAACTCATCCGTATCGTTACCAGATTGGTCTAGGACAAGTTGTATCAATTTTCTACCAACACTTTCATACAGCGCTTTATCTTCATCGGAAGTTAAGTCGCCACTACCACCGTAATCGTATCTTGGGTGGTATCCTTCCTTGTCTGGCTCCCTTCCGTATTTAAGGAACAAGCGGGCCTGCTCCTTGAACCGAACAACATAATCGGACTCCTTATCAGTCAAATCTAATTGGGCGCTCCCGCTCGTCATAAGGCTCAAAGTTATTTGCAGTGGCCCATAAGCAGTGGACCCCTTCGCTGGGGCGTGCCTTGTTCTTATAAATTTACTTCCCAATGAACCCCTAGCGCCTCTGAATTCTGCTGACATAATAGAGTTGTATAAATTACCGACAATCCCCTCCCCAGCTAATCGGGGATATGCGGACAAATCACCAGTTTGTATGGCTTTCTGGAGCGCTTGAACATCGTAGTTTGTTTCTACGTCTTCACCTGAGTCGGCTTTGGCTGAACTTATTATGGAGAAAGAAGACTGTTGGTTGCTCCTTTTTTCCGCTCTTTCTCTCATGTTTATAATTCTTTCAGCCGACTTATTTTTCATTTCTATCAGGCGATCTATCTCCACCCTCTTCTCGTCTGCCGTCATATCGGTTGAATCATAAACCTGAGTCATTCTCTTGTTTATCTTTCCAAGGTGCCTCTGCATCTTTTCGTAATGCTTTCTCCAGACAAGAGACTGTCTATTCTTCGCTAGATACTCCTTGAGTTCATCATCAAGCCCGCGCGTTAAGTAGTCTTTATAAATGCTGTGATGCTCTTTGATCTCTTTAAGTTGTTCCCAGAAAAGTTGCATTTGCTTGGTCGTCTTAGGCGGACCCTGCTTATAGAAACTCCCGACAGGAACCAGACCATACATCTCATCCCATCGTTTGGTTGGTTGCTCCGGCTCAGACGGATACAAAACAAAATCCGCCGCTCCGACAATAGTTGCGCCAAGCCAACCAAAATACCCCTTTATGAGATGATCTATTTGAACCGGTGATAGTGGTGTTCCTCCGAACCAATCTTGAAATGCCTGAGAGGAGACAATAGAGAAGTCAGACGACGTTGCTGTAACCCTTCTATGTTTTGGTGTGTTGAGTTGCTTTCCTAATGACTCAATGCTTTTATTTCTGAAAGAATCATAGTTAAATCCAACTTCCAAAGCGGGGCGTACTATTTGCGGGCGCCAATCGAAGGCCAGTTGATCCATAAGAATCTCACCGACACGCTTTGCAAAAAAGGCTGGATTGGCGCTTTCATCTACAAATGTTTGTGTAAACCGCTGGGCTACAGAAGCAATAGCGCCAATTTCAAAAGGTTTGGGGATGTAGAACCAAGCGTCATCACCCGGCATTTTGACAGGCCAGTATGTATCTCTAACCCAATCAGGCAGGCTCTTGTATTCTTCATCGTCATCCATAGACAGTTCGTACAAAACACTTGCCAGAATCAACGAGCCTACTACAACCATAGCTCGCCCGCGCTGGTCACCGCCCACAGCCCTTCCAATCTTGCTGAGTCCCTGTATGCGAGCGTTTAGGAAGGGGATCGCTCCGATTAAATACTGAGTCGCAAGGAAACTTCCATGACTTGAAAAGTTAAGTAAATCCCTAGCTTCAAAAGAGGCTTGCATGTGACCAACTTCGTCTACGCGATTAAGGTACAGCGCTACGCGGTTAGCGTTCTCCATTCGGTTACCCACCTCTCCGTAACCATCCCACAACTTGCGAGCAAACCCCAACCCCTTCTTGCTGGTGTCTAAAACATTTGCCTGTTTCACTCCCCTTCTTAGAAGCCTGCGTATAGCAGACGGGTCATCATGCAGAAATCCAAATGAGAAAGCACCACCACTGGCAAGCATACTTTGGTAAACGGGGTCAGCCACTTGGGCGCGTTTTAATCCCTTGGCTACATTTCCAAATATGTTGTAACTTGTTTCTCCTACTGCAATAGTGTGTACAGAATCTCGGACTAAGTTGCGTATTTTGAATGCTGGGCTTGCTGTTACTCCTAATGTGAACCACCTCTTAAAGGTGGAAGCCGCTTTCATCCAGCCGTTATCAACGCCGGACCAATTAAGGGCCAACAAAGACTTCAAAACTAAATTATCGCTAACTTCATACCACACTTTCTTCCCGTCTTTTAGGATATAAATATAGTTTTCAAATTTATTTGTAGAAGTCTTCGACTTTCCGAAAGCGATCTGAGATGCTTCTTGCTTATCTTCAACCAATCGCGCCGACCCCATTCCTACTGCGGCCTCCACGGCGGCAGTTCCAGCGCGATTCTTCATTGACGCGCCCAGAAGTGCGGCCCAATTCATCAAGAGGTTGTGCAATACATCATTGGTTTCCAGTTCACTACCCTTCAACTTGTGAACAACATCTTTAATGTTTACGAAACTTCCGGTCATTGCTGGGCCGCGAACAGTGTCAGAGCGAGCAGTTTCCATCTCGCGGTAAAACGGGACGTAGAAATCAGAAGCCAGTACTGGCCTATCTTCCTTGGAAATAGTTCCGGCCTCCACAGCGAGGTCAAGTATGCTTGATTGAAACTTACCCAACTCCCTCATAGTCTGGGCATAAAGAAGGTGCCTTTGTTTCCCACTGGCAGTCATCCCTCTGGCAAGATTCTTGAGACGCTTTATATCTTCTTCAGAAAAGTTCTTTTCACGGCCTTCCTTCATTAACTTGGCGGCACGGTGGCCGACTATCCAAGATAGAAATCTATCGACCTCTCCCTCAAGCCCCCACATAATCTCTATGAGTCCTGCGGTATTCGGATCAATATCGTACCCGTCAAATTTTCCATCCCTCTGCCTAGCGATTGGTTTACCAAACTGCAAGACCGCGTGCATAAGGTTGGGGACGTTATCCGAAAGGTGCATCATCATCCAAGCCTGCTCCCCAGCCTCACCCAATCTATTACGCACACTCCTGTACTTATCAACAAGACCCTGCGACAACCACAACATGGTCTGTCCTCTAGCCTCTTCAAGGTTACTGAAAAGTCCGCGACGCTTAGTTCTACCAGTGACCCGATTCAGTAGCACCCTGTCTTCTGTCGAAAGGTCGTTTTCAGAATCGTCCGGCATAGAGTAATGCTTAGTCGGTTTTCGTCCAACGCCTTTCTTATCGGGATTGGGCGCCATCATCTCTTCGGTAATGAATCCATAATCATAGGCAACTTGACTATGCTCGATCATCAACCGCCCCCTGCCGGGGTCTAGTTCTCGCCACAATAAAAGCATGTAGTCCATGTAGGATGCTCTCCCATCCCAACCCGGTGTAACTGCGGGGTCAGGGAGAAGACCAAGTTTGTGATCCAAAGCCATCTTGTAGCCAGACGATTCTTTAAGTTTCCCCTGACTGAACAACTCTAACGCCTTCCTGATGTCGTTAGTCATCCTCGTAAGAGAGATTGATCCCTTTCCAGAAACCATCCCCATGCTTCCAAAATCAACGATAGGGCCAATCATCGCGAGAAGATTAGGGTCTATTGGTGCGAATCCGAACCGGATGGTGAGCATTTCATCGCCCATCCTTACGCGAACCAATCGCTCACCATCCCTCATGGATTTTTTGTTGGGAGCGGGGAAGTCTATTACCGCCCCCTTAATCCCCATTTCGTAAAACATCTTTTCCATTGCCATTAGCGCGGCGACCATCCTTTTTCTCGCCGCCTTGGCAATAGAATCTTCTTTCACTGAAATGTGGGTGAAGGCAGTATGGCTTGACGAATCATGCACACGACCTGTCGGGTTGCTGGGAAATTCACTTGGTTTATAAACGTCCTCATTCTTGGTGAGGATATTGAAGAAATTGCCCGCTCTGGTAAGGTTATTATCAACAAAAGAGGCAAATACAGAATCCCTGATTAGCTGCCCTCGGAAATCAATCTCTCCTCTCATGGACTTCCTGAGAGAACCCCTAACCAGAGCCTGAAGATCACTTGTTTTTAAGTCTATTCCCTTAAAGTACTTTGAGAGAAAGACACGCATTCTCCCATACAACTCCTGAAGCAGCCCCATATTCTGAGCATTTCTATCTTGGGCCATCTTGGCGAGAACCTCTTCCAAGAACTCGTCGGTATCCTCAACAACATCTCCGCTCTCTAAAAGCGCCTCATAGGAAGATTTCACTCTGTCGAAGTACGGCTTAAACTCAGCAGACTCTTTCCCGCTGAGAAGTTTCTGAAGAATGTCATCAAAAGCGACAGCACCAACCATACGACGCAGGCCAAAATGGACACCAACTTCGTGCATAAGCACACCAGAAGCCCCGCCATCCCTGATGTTGCTCGCAATCAGGTAAGCGGTACTGTTTATGCCGTCATAGATGCCTTCCGCTGAACTGTATTTGCCCTCATTTAGGCCGACAGGTAAGCCGTCTACGCCATCCACAATCTTCAGGACACCACTTTCCTCAAGATTCCTTATATTGTCTTCACCATATTGGCTAACAAGTTCCGCCCTTGCATCAGCCGCAGTCTTTTCTGAAGGCTGTGCTGTGGGTTTAGGATCAGACATCGTCATCGGCGCTTCGTATGGCATCGAATACATTGGAAGACCCCTGTCTCTCAGGTCTCTCTTCATTTCGTCTGTCATATCGAGACGCCAAACCTTATACGGGTCACGCCTATTCTCTTCTACAAACTTTTGTACAATCCCGACCGCCTCATCTAAAGTCGCATTGTCTGGAATTCTTATATCACTGGAGTCAACGGTGCCGCCAAAGACCCCTTCGTCGCCCCAAAAACTCAAACGGTTCGATATGCGTGTCTTGGCCTCCCCCGCGAGACCCGTGGCCTCACTGGTAAGTTTGAATGTGTAAGACGTACTGTTTTCATCCGATATTTCGTGCACAGAGAAATAGACACTCCCTATTTCAGATAATGAATCACGAATGGGGCTGGGTTCAGCGGACATCTTAATTGGGTCGGCTGACTCCTCCACAGGCATGGAGACTAATTCCAACGTAGAACCCGGATACTTCTTTATGAGACGCCTTACATACTTCGGAAGAATATTGTCATATATTGTTCTGTGCAGATCAGCCCCAATGGGTTCGGATAGGTTGTCATAATTAGTTAGTACCTGCTTGGCCCCGGCAAGTGAAAGGTATCTCTCTACTGATGCCTCCGCCTGCTCTCTGGTTCGAGTGTCATCAAAAACAAACCATGTATTCTCCGCGCCGTCCGACACCTCTGGTAAATATGCCCTAACTTCAAACCTCTGGTGATGCCCCCGATCCACATACGGAAAGATAGAAACTTGAGGAATCTCTATTGTTCCGTTGCGAGAGTCTTTGATTATCTTGTTGGCTAATTTGTTTCCTACCGTATTCTTTAATTCTTCTTCTGTTAAGGATATGCGTGACTGCCAATTATTAGTGGTCTCATTTCCGGGGATGGTCGTCCACGTTACTGAATATCTGTCAGTCTCTTGGTCCCATCTGGCGCGAAGTTTCTGTATCTTGGAGAGTGATCTGTACCTCTTTCCGGACTGCTCTCCGGAAATCCAAGTAACCACGTTATGGCCAGTGTTAGCCGCCTGAACGAGGGCGTGCTTCATTATCAATGCCTGCCAACTGTCCTTGAATGGCGTCCACCCAACTAACTCTCCTGACTCATCAGTGCGGTCGGGTACGCTGATGCCACTAAAATCGCCATTACGAATTTCGCCTTCAGGTATATTGAATACAGCCGCCGCCCCCTTTAGGTGTTGATGTGTAACCAGTGCGTTATACGCATTGATATAAACCTTCAAAGCCGCCCTTTCCTCTGCGGTTAATGTAACTGTTCCGAGTCTGGCCTCCCCTACGGAAACTATAGACCTGCGACGCACGATTACGTTGCTCTTTCCGGCGGCTGTGGATATGCTCCGTAAACGCTGTAACGGCAATACACCACGGGTTATTCGGGGGTCAATAGTAAGAGTATTGCGCAATCTATCGACTTGAGAGACCTCCTGTTCACCCCTTTGAATCTGATCACCGAGGTAATCCATATCAACAGATACCCATCTACCACTCTCGTAAATTTCCCAGCCGCTGAATAACGGGATCGTCACTAGGTTGGCTTCATTACCCTCTTCGGCCAACATTATTCTGGCGACTCCGTGATAGTCGGGTTGCGCGTCTGCTGGTTCCGGAATATTCAGGCGCCAGTTGGTGGGGCGCCCCGATGGGGGAATCCGCTGCAAGTCGCTCCAAGCCCTGACCATTGTTTCCGACATAATCAGTTCATCTATAAAAGGTTCCCTACCAGCCATCCCCTTGTCTCTGGCTCTGTGGTGACGGTCGGATTGGATTTCATCAATGTGGAAAAATTGACGAATGCCTTCCCATACGGATGGCGCCTCTCTCTGGTGCGCTCTGAAATGAGCGATCACCTTTTTCTCGTGTCCCCAATGGGGGCTTCGCCAAGAGTCTTCTCTATCCTCTATGATTGAAAGCAAAAAGGTTTTATCGAAAGTACTCAGGTCTGTATCAGAATTGATCCTATCAATAAAGTCTTGGATAGCCTGTTCGT